TCTACAGAAGCAACACGTGTACCAGCAATAATAAGTTTACCATTCTTACCAAGACGAGTAATAACCATCTTCTGAAGCCAGTTCATCTGCTTCTCCCACTCGTGGGCATTCGTCGTGGTCACAATATCGTCAAGAATAATCAAATCGGCACGAGTACCATAAATCTGCTGGCCAATACCAAGAGCCTGAACCGTAGGGTCCTTCTCGCCAGACGTACGCTCAAGATAGATACGGTCCTGAGTCCACTGGTCCGCCGTACCCTTAAAACCATTAGCAGGACCATACACCTGCTGCATCTTCAACCACTGCGGCTCCGTAAGACGCTGCTTGATAGAATACAAAAACTCCTTAGCCCTAGTCTGAGTCTGAGAAGCAATAACAATACGAATATTAGGATTCATAGCAATACGATAAGCAGCATAATTAACCGTCAAAACCGTAGACTTAGCATGCTCAGGCGGAACATTAATCAAAAGACGATTACTATGCCCAGGCTGATAAGTCATAGAGTCATGAAGCCAAGAAGGTTCTTTACCCTCCAAAACATCAATCCAAGACTGATGATGAGGAAAAACCTCACTATTCAAAAACTCTTTACTAAACGTAGCAAAATCAAGAGTCTTAGCAGAATCCACATCCAAAGAAGCAATGACCGTATCATTACCCCTAATCTGCGCAGACTCCAAATCCTTAGCAAACTTCTCATCCTTCAACCAAGAACGAAGAGCATCCTTCTTACGACCCACCTGTTGCATAGCAACACTAAAATCCAAACCCTCAGAAACAAGAGCCAAAACCTTAGACTGGTCCTCAGCCAACTTAATCCTAGTATGATGCAAAGCACCCGACTTAGCAGCCAAAACAACCCCATAAACAAAACACTAAACAAACACCGCCGCAAGAGCGGTGTAAAACAATACACAAGCACCACACAAGTGGTGCGTTATAAACAAATTAACTATACATATATACTAACCCAATTACACAGACCCCGTAACGAAAAAACTTTAAAAAAGTTTTGTAAACATTAAGTAAACAAAAAAAACCCTTACAACACAAGGCAAACCCAAACACACCGCAAAAATATATGACAGAGTAATTATATACACCTGCCACCGTTTTTTAGCACTGGTGGGTCATACAGAATGTTGCCTGTCGGCAACGAGTGGTGGTTGCCATAGGGCAACACCCCCTCCCCCTGCCTGTTGTGAATGGGTAACAATTGTTTAGCCGTTGCTTATTAGCATCTCACTATCTGGTGGGTGTCCTCCCCCGTATTGGGTTATGCATTGGGGTGCATAAATGCATAAGTATCTTACAAGATACTTTGGTGTTTCCCCTTGCGTTAGTTGTCTATCTATGAGACAATTAGTGCAACGGTTCGGGATAGTCCCGTATCGCTAAACCTGAAAGGTGGTCCTGAAAATGGCTACTATCGAAAATGTAAAGTTCACTATCGCTAACCTCAAGTCCGAATACGCAACTATTGCCGACAAGTACGAGGGCAAAATTGCGGAGATGCGTGAAACTATGCTGAATGAGCAAGCCGTGCTAGTTGCTAATACGCACCTAAAGGGAGGGTTCTCTGATGTCACTATCGGCGAGGCTTTGGGCATGACTAAGGGCAACGTGGGCAAGGTTATTGCCCGTGGCGTGGCCGTGATGCATGGCTTTAGTGGCACGGCAACACAGCAAGCAATTGACACGGCGGGCAATGACGTGACCGTGGGTGCGCTAAAGCGTATTGGCAAGCAGAAGATGTCTAAGTCTGAGAAGGTCGAACTGTTGGAAAACTTGGGCGTTCCTAGTGTCGCTAAGTCTGCGGAACCTCGTCAGACTAAGACCACGGCGGAGAAGACGGAGGCGGACATCAAGACACTAGAGGCTATATTTGCCCGTGCCGTGGACGGTAAGACAACACTTGCCCTTATCTATGCGGAAATTGCCCGTATCGAGTCCATCATGGGCGACATGAAATAAAGGCAATTTGGAAGGACCCCCCAGAAATGGGGGGTTTTTTCATGCCCAAAATTATCCGCAACTGCGTTGCTTATAGGCAACCGCTCCACGGGCGCGTGCCCGCCACAAACTATTCTATGTGTGTGTGACTGAAGGTGGTAAGAGTATCTTATAAGATACTTTATGTTTTTTTTGGCTGTCTGCCGACACAAACTATCTGTGTGTATGTGCGTGTGTGTGGGTGGTATCTTGTAAGATACTGTTGTAATTGTGTGTGTATGTGTGTGTATGTGTGTGTATGAAATACCCATTGGAATAAGGGTTTTTGCCTATTTGGGGTTGTGCAAGGTTGGGTTTTGGGGTAAGATGTTCGTAGAACATGAAAATTGAGATGGTCTTGATTTTCTTAGTCCGAGAGTATCTTACAAGATACTGTCAAGAAAGGTTCTATTATGAGTGAAGTGAAGAATGTCCGCACTAAGCGTTATGTGCGTGATGCGCAACGTCCTAGCAGTTCTGTTAGGGTTTCGTATGACCCTGATAAGCGTACCGAGTTTCTGTTGGCTCGTGCTGTGGCTCAGGCTGTGGCTGCAGGTCGTGTGCTGTCTGCTGAGTATCAGGCTGAGTTGCGTGCTGAAATTCGTGCAAGTTTCGAGGTGCAGTCATGACTGAAGCATTGGTTAGGGAGCATTTTGCTAAAGTTATGGTGCACTACTTGCGTGGCATGTGTAGTTATCGTGAGTTTGTAAGTGAACTTGCGGACATCAGCGAAGCCTTTGCACACACTATTTGTCTTGATGATGGTGAGTTTGCTTTCCGTGAGGCTATCGCTTTGCGTGACCGCATGGATACTATTGTTGAGCAGTTGGATAAAAAGTTAGGTGGTGTCTAATCATGACGGTTAGTATCTTACAAGATACTGTTGAGGTATCTACTGTTCCACCTATTGTTATCAGTCCTGTGCTGGTGAGTGACGAGTTCTTTGGGGACTACACTCTTGAGTGCAATCTGTGTAACGCTGGCACTGGTCGTGCCGAGTACCGTACCCTTGTGGACTATGCTGCTCGTCACATTTCTTCGCAACACCCTGAAGTAATCGTTATCGAATCGGAAGAAGGTATCTCTTATGTCTAAGTCCCGTAATGTCCGCTCTAAGTATCAGCCTATCCCTGTGTATGTTCGTGAGAGTGTCGCTGTGCGTGACTCTGGCGACCATGCCCGTAGTCGTGACTCTCGTGGTCGTGACAAGCAGGCGTTGCGTGCAACGCTCCGTTCTATCCGTAAGGAGGCATAGTTATGTCTGTGTTTAGCACTATTTCGTGGTTCATTGGTGTAGTTATTATTGGTGTCGGTTTGGCTATTGTTGCAGGAGGTAACAAGTAATGTTTGATGATTTGATGGAAGCAATTTTGACTATTATTCCTAATGCTACTTTCCATGAGGATGCTCACGGTCAGATTATTATTGCAACTAATCTGACGAGTGTGTCTTCTGAGGGGCATCTAGTGGACATGGGTGATGAGTGATGACTTTGCTCAACTACAATGGCGCTCGTCATGCTGTAATCGAATGGTTTGCTTTTCCTGAGGAGTTGCTTAGCATCAACGAACCTTGGATTGACTACCATGCTAAGGGTTATCTGGCTTGGCGTATCGTCACAGATAACATGTTTGGGTTTCGTAAGCGTCCTGTGAGTGAGTATTTTGATTTTCATTCACAACTTGCGGTTGCGGAAAAGTTTCGCACTTTGCATAATGCAATGATGGAGGAGAAGTAATGTCTGATTTGCAATCGGCTAAAGATGAACTTAGGAACTACACTTGGTGGCAATCTAAGTTCAAAGATGACTACGAGGAATGGCTAGATTGCCATGCTCAAGGTTTGCTAGTATGGCGTTCTCTAGCGCCTGCTACAATGCCTAAGTATCTACGCAGAAACTTTACTGGTCACATTACTCAATACTTATTATTCATAGACAGCGTGCATTTGGCTGTAGAGTTTGATAATAAGATGAAGGAGTTGATGGGGTAATGGCTATTTTCTGTGGTCTTATCGTGTTCTATTCCGTATCTATCGTGCTACTTGTGGCTCTAATCCATGGTGGCAGAAAAGGAGAAAAGTGATGAAAAAGTGGTATGAAGAATTGTTGGAGCAAATTTTTGCCAATAATCAGCGTGGCATTGTGCTATCTGATGCTCCTGTGGGTGAAAAGTTGGCTCGTGAATACGGTTGGAAACTAGACATTGATGGTTTGGACTATCAAGATGACAAGAAAGCGTGGTGGTTGTAATGAAATCTGAGTTCTCTGTTTATGGTGTAGTCTTTATTGAGGCTGATGATGCAAATTCTAACATTGATGATTGGAATATTGGGTCTGCCCTATTTTCTAATCGAAAAGTTGCCGAGGGTTATGCCTATGCCATGGCTGAGGAGGACTCGTTTTATGTGTATGATGTCATAGAATTACACGTTTTTGGGTGAACTTCCCTATTTCACCTTGTGTATGTCACCTATCTATGATAGGCTTACGCAGTAAGCATGATTGAGCGTCGCCGTTTCGGTATCCAAGTATCTTACAAGATACTTTTTATTAGTAAGAAAAACCTTTAGGAGGTTGTAATGCCAAATCTTGATGATGATAGTGTTCCAGAACTTCGTGACTGCATTGGTTGCAGTCGGACTATCGACGAGTTCACGGAACTTGGTTTCGAAGGCACTCGTGGACCTGTCTGTGAGAACTGTTCTGCTACGTGTGAGGACTGTGGTAATCAGTTCAATGAGCAGTCTGGTTCTACCCATGCAGCAGATGGTTCTGGTAACGTGTATTGCTATCGCTGTACCCGTGACAACTGGTTCATTTGTAATCATTGTAGTGACTGGGCTGCTGTAGACTCGTCTTCTCATACTTCTGGTGGCTATTCTGTGTGTGAGAGTTGTCGTGACCAGTATTACCATTTCTGTGATAACTGTGAAGAATACATTGATGATGATTATTCTGGTGAGCATGCATCTAACTGCTATGATAATGGTGAAATTCATCACTACGACTACCGTCCTGACCCTATCTTTATGCATACCGTGGAGGATTTTGATAATGCTCCTTTACGCAGTATGGCAAATGATACTATTATCCGTAAGTATCGTCAGATTGCCTACATGGGATTTGAGTTAGAGTTGGAATATCTGGGTGAGGGACAATACACCTTTAGCAATGGTGTAGAGATGTGCGACATCCATAATGTCACCTATCTCAAGAATGATGGTTCTCTCAATCATGGTTTCGAGATGGTAAGTCATCCAATGACTCTCGGCTGGGCTATGGAAAACTTTCCTTTTGAGGCTATTGAGCATCTCAATGATGGTAGTTTTGGAGGTTGGAATGCTGATACTGCTGGTCTGCATATTCACGTTTCTCGTGATGGCTTCTCAGGTATTTCACATCAAGCACGCTTTGTTCATCTGATTACTCGCAATAAGCATCTTTTTGAGACCTTGGCTGGTCGTAGTAGTTCTCGTTGGGCAAGGTTTGATAATGATAATCTTCGCAATATTTCACGCAAGTTGCGTAGAACTGAGCATTGTGAAAGATATCTGGCAGTAAATGTGCAGAACCGTGCCACCCTTGAGGTACGCATCTTCCAGTCATCCCTGAAGGCTGAACGTCTGAAGATGTGTCTACAACTCGTTGATGCTTCTGTGAAATACACAGAAAACCTTTCCTGTAATGATATGATTATGGGCAAGGCTCTTAGTTCCAAGTCGTTCATTGCTTGGGTCGCTAGTCGACCAGAATATGAAATCCTAAATAGTTACCTAGATAAGTTCAGTTTGACTGGACAGGTTGGAGAATAGTTATGTGTTTACTTATGGTTACTCTTGGAGAAATTCCTAATCGTGATTACCTTTACAATGCTAGTGAGAATAATCCTCACGGTTATGGCTTTGCCGTAAATCATGGTGACCGCATTGTTACTGGTCGTAGCATGAAGTATGAGCGTCTTATCGAGCGTTTCATTGACGAGATGGGTAACTCCAACAAGCCAGTTGGAATGTTCCACGCACGTTACACCACTCATGGTTCTACTACGCTTGAGAACAATCACCCATTCCGTGTTGATGGTCGCCATGACATTGTGCTTGGTCACAATGGTATGCTTCCTATCACTCCTCGTGCTGGTGACGACCGTTCAGATACTCGTATCTTTGCCGAAGATATTCTGGGCTCTATAGGTGTTGAGGAACTAGACGACAAGGATACTTTCCGCCGTCTAGAAAGATTTACTGCTGGTAGCAAGGTTGCTATCTTGTCTACTGCACCAGAGTTGCGTGACCCTGTTTACATTCTCAATGAAGATGATGGTCATTGGACTGATGGTATTTGGTGGTCTAACAGCACCTACAAATATTCATATTCCTACTCGTCGTACAGCAAGCCGTATTCCAGTTCATGGGATGCCCAAGCATGGAATGGTGACGGCAATGTTATTGGTAGCAAGCATGCTTGGTGGGAAGAGGATGCAGATTCATGTTCACCATGTGGTGTAACTGGACCAGATGAAGAGTGTTACGTCTGTGGTCACCAGATTACAGGCAAGGCTCTTGATAACAATGTGTGTGATGTATGCAACTCTTGCATTGATTGTAAAGAACACGTTGCATCATGCTTGTGCTACGGAATTGTAGACCGCAATGGTAACTACAATCCCAATGCTGATGCTCGCACTATCAACGAATTTCTAGGATATTAGGAGGTATTATTATGGGTAAATTATTCCTTAGTGAGAATAAGTTTCAGGAAGTGAATATTGAGTGGTCACGTTCTAATGTCATGAACTCTATGCAGAAAGGTAATGTACGTGTTGTATTTACGGAAATTCCAAAGGATTCCGCAGAATACAAGGCAGAAATTCCTTCTTCTCAGATTGACCCTTGGGCTCCGTTGGCATGGCAAGTTATTCGTGAAAACTACATAGCCAATGTAGTGATTGATGAAATTGTTGCTTTTACTTGTACCATGAATGACCTGAGTTCGCTAAACCGTGCTTTGAGTGTAATACTAGACCGTGCAGCCGCACAGATACAATAAGGAGGACTATTATGTCATTACCAAAATCAGTTACCGCCATGCTCGCAATCACCTATGAAACCCAGCAAGTTGTTGATGTAATCTTTAGTGGGGACACGCCCGAGAAAGATAAGTTCATCAATGGCATTGCTGGTCTAGTCGCTTTAGATTTTCCAAAGTCTTTGGGTGATGTGAATTATTTTGATGAACATGGTGACCTTATAGAAAAGCCTACTATCAAACTAAACCTTGTCGATAGGTTTGAGGATTTCGAAGAATACAGCAACAAGTTTGATAAGCGTGAAGAACTTCAGGCAGAACTTAGGCAAGAACTAGAAGATGACCTTAGGGCTGAA